TGGAGGAATAAAATGAGTGTTGTCGTCGAGCCCGAATACCATTGGTCTCCCGATAAGATGGTTGAAGTTGTACTTGCAGAACCTGATGATTTTCTCAAGGTTCGTGAGACACTAACCAGGATCGGTGTTGCATCAAGGAAAGAAAAAAAGTTATATCAATCTTGCCATATTCTGCATAAGCAAGGTAAGTATTATATCGTTCACTTCAAAGAACTATTTGCATTGGATGGTAAGAAAGCAAATCTTAGCATCAATGACGTTCAAAGAAGGAATAGAATTATTCAACTCCTAGCTGATTGGGGACTGATTGAAGTTATCAAACCCGATACTATTTCTGATATCGCACCACTCAATCAAATCAAAGTGATTGCATATAAGGAAAAGGGTGAATGGGTGTTGGAAACCAAATATAATATTGGTAAAAAGCGTACTGAACAGGGATAACCGAATAGAATGAGCGGGTTTTTACGACCCGCTTTTTTATTGAAAGTCTTATAATTAGTATGTCGCCACAAGGGACATTCAACACTAGACGCTCAAAGAGGTCACTATGTTTGGTTCACATTCAATTACACTTAGCGTGCCTGAAACCAGGACGTACTTGGATAGTATTTCAAATCAAAACTATCCACCACATAACATCATCAAAACAAAAGATGGAGTTAGACTTGAACTTGCTGTAGCAGGTTTTTATCGTGATGAAATCAAAGTCTATACTGAAGAAGGTTGTATTCATGTAGAAGGCAACCGAGAAGATAACGACGATACAGTTTCATACATTCATCGAGGATTAGCCTTCCGTAAGTTTTCTCGCATCTGGAGAATGCCAGAAGATTTGCAAGTAGACAAGGTTGATCACAAAGATGGTTTGGTAATCATTGATTTTCACAGGGTAATTCCTGAGCACCAAAGAAGAAAAGATTACCTCTAAATACTTCAAAACGAATGAAGTGTTTTGTATAGTCGTATAAGAAGACATATTTCAGCGTCAGATTTGAGACGACTAAATGAAAGTTTGACGCTGAAATTTAGAGATCAACTTAATTCAACATTCTGGGAGGGCAATGTTCTGAAAGCAAATATCAGAACTGCCCTTCTTAGATTTGCTGATGCTTTTGCAGAATATGTTGAGATTGATAGTAAGGCAATTAAAGATGTATTGATGCTTGGTGGTAACGCTGGATATAACTATACACCACATTCAGATGTTGATGTTCATTTAGTTATCGATCCAAAGTATCTTCCTCAGTGTGATCCTGAACTGTTGGATGATTACTTCAAGGATAAGAAAACTCTATGGTCATTGACGCATGATGTCAAGGTTTATGGAGCAGATGTAGAACCTTACATCGAAAAACCAGGAGTAATCAGAAGAAAAAGTCAAGGTGTTTATAGTATCCTAAAAAATAAATGGGTTCAACATCCACAAAAGTTTGAAGGAGAACTTGACGAAGCAGAACTTGAGAAGAAAGCAAATAACATCAAAAATAAAATTGATACCTTGATCAGAGGAAATAACGAAACTGGTCTTCGTGCAATTCTAAAAAAACTAAACAGTGCAAGAAATTCTTCTTTAGATAAATTTGGTGAGTATGGATTTGAAAATCTTGTGTTCAAAGAACTACGTAACAGTGGATATATTGACAAAGTACGTAAGGCAGTGGTAGAATTGAAGGCACAGAAGCTATCTTTACCGTGATTAAAATTTTATTATTGAAAACTAATATTCTTCTTGTTTCTAGGATTGAAGAAGTACCATCTGAACTTGGCGAACCAGATTGTAAACTTATTGAACCATTTGTAATTGCTGATACTGGGCTAATTCCGTGGTTATCTGCACTTACTAGTCAAACTGAAATGATGATCCACTCAGATAGTATTTTGACTATTGTAGATGCTAATAAGGAGTACTTAAATAAGTATCAATCGTTGGCTGCTGAATGAGGTATTACACAAACGTTCAAATGGTAGGGAACGAGTTTCTCGTTCGTGGATTTGAGGATGGTAAAAGTTTCATTACTAGAGAAAAATTTGAACCGACACTGTTTGTTCCTAGTAAAAAGAAAACAAAGTATACGACATTAGAAGGACATTACGTTCAATCAATTCAACCTGGTAGTGTAAAAGATTGTCGTGAGTTTATCAAGACACACGAGAATGTAGAAGGATTTGATATCTACGGCAATACACGATATATCTACCAATACATTTCAGAAAAATATCCTGAAGATCATATTGAGTTTGATCTTAAGAAGATGAAACTCGTAACGATTGATATTGAGGTTGCATCGGAGCGAGGATTTCCAACAGTTGCTAACTGTGACGAGGAGATGCTTTGCATTACTCTACAAAACTATTCTAATAAAAGGATTATTACCTTTGGACAAGGACCATTCATCAATAATGATCCTGAAGTTCTGTATGTGGAATGTAAAGATGAATATGATCTTCTTAATCGTTTTCTGGATTACTGGCAAACAAACACTCCAGAAGTAATTACTGGATGGAACTGTACACTTTACGATATTCCTTATGTTGCAAAGCGTATTGGTAAAATTCTTGGAGAAAAAGCAGTAAAAAGATTGTCTCCTTGGGGTCTTGTTACTAGTGAAGATATCACTGTCAATCACCGTCCACATGTTGTGTATGATATTGGTGGTATTACTGTTCTTGATTACTTAGATCTTTATAAAAAGTTTACTTACAAAGCACAGGAAAGTTATCGTCTAGATTATATTGGTGAAGTCGAACTTGGTAAGAAGAAACTTGATCACTCTGAGTACGATACGTTCAAAGAGTTTTATACAAAGAACTGGCAAAAATTTGTAGAGTACAACATCCAAGACGTGCGACTGGTTGACGCACTTGAGGAGAAGATGAAACTTGTTGAACTAGCGGTTACCATGGCATTTGATGCGAAGGTAAACTTCAATGATGTATTCTACCAAGTTCGTATGTGGGACATGATCATTTACAACGAACTAAAGAAAAAGAATATCGTTATTCCTCCAAAGAAAGATGAGAATAAAAACGAGAAGTATGCGGGTGCTTATGTAAAAGAACCAATTCCAGGAGTGTACGATTGGATTGTAAGTTTTGACTTGAACAGTCTATATCCACACCTGATCATGCAATACAATATTTCTCCAGAAACTCTTCTTGATGAAAAGTTTCCTGGTGTGAGTGTTGATAAACTTCTGAAAAAGGAAGTTGATCTTAGTTCTCTTGATGGTGTAACTGTATGTCCCAATGGAGCACAGTTTACAACTAAGAAACGTGGGTTCCTTCCAGTATTGATGGAGAAAATTTACAATGAACGTGTGATCTTCAAAAAGAAAATGTTGGAGGCAAAAAAAGAGTATGAGAAGAAGAAGACTAAGGCACTGGAACGAGAGATTGCAAGATGCAACAACATCCAGATGGCAAAAAAGATCCAACTCAACTCTGCTTATGGTGCTATCGGGAATAATTATTTTCGTTACTATAAGTTGGATAATGCTGAAGCAATTACTCTCGGGGGTCAGTTCAGTATACGATGGATCGAAGCGAAGATGAACTCATATATAAACAATGTTCTCAAAACTGATAACGTTGATTATGTGGTTGCTTCTGATACCGATAGCATTTATCTCAACCTGGGTCCTTTGGTTGAGCGTGTATACAAGGGAAGAGAGAAAACTACTGAAGACATTGTTTCGTTCCTTGACAAGATCTGTCAGATGGAATTTGAAAAATATATTGAAAGTTCTTACAAAGAACTGGCGGAATATGTAAACGCTTATGACCAGAAGATGTTCATGAAGCGAGAAACAATTGCTGAGCGTGGTATTTGGACTGCTAAGAAACGTTATATTCTCAATGCATGGGACGTTGAAGGTGTTCGATATAGTGAACCCAAACTCAAGATCATGGGTATTGAAGCAGTCAAATCTTCAACTCCAGCACCTTGTCGTTCAATGATTAAGGATGCACTTAAGATCATGATGAGTGGAACTGAAGATGACGTAATTGATTTTATTGAAAAATCAAGAGCACAGTTTAGAAAACTTCCACCATCTGAGATTGCTTTTCCACGAACAGTTTCTGATGTTGATAAGTATAAAAGTAATTTGTCAATCTATGCAAAGGGATGTCCAATCCATGTAAGAGGAGCACTTCTTTATAATCATCACATCAAAAATAAAAAACTGGGCGAAAAGTATAATGTTATCAACAACGGAGAAAAAATCAAGTTTATTATCTTGAAGAAACCAAATCCAATCCACGAAAATGTAATCTCATTCATTAATGATTTCCCTGTGGAACTTGGATTGCTTCCTTATGTAGATTATGACACACAATTTGACAAAGCATTTTTGGAACCATTGAGAACTATTTTGGATAGTATTGGATGGTCTGTTGAAAAAACTGCTACGCTTGATAGTTTCTTTGTATGATGCTATAATAGATCAACACGCACAATATTATGGATTTACCAATCAATAATGAAGAATTGAATACCATTATCAAAGCTTTACGTCTTGGTGGAGACAGTGCTTTGTATGAAAAACTTAAACTAACTAAAGATCTAATGGATCAAGGATTGGCTTATAAAAAAGTTTTACGAGTAC